TCCTAAAGAATCATTAATATTGATATTATCCAATATATACTTGGTGAATTTTGGTGTCTCTGAGAATGCACTTGGCTGAATTGATTCTACAGTTTGAAGATTTGTTTTAGTGAACATCTTCATACCAGCCGGATGGACTGATAGTGCTAAGTCCATATACTCATTTGGATTCAATTCTGAATCAATAACATATGAGAACTGTTGATAATAGAAATTGTCTTGTAAAACAATCTGTTGATTAGATATTTGACCTCTGCTATCATCAGACCACTTTCCAGCCAATTTCATAGTAACACCATAGTTAAACACTATAGTGGCTTGAGACTCTATCCAATCCTGATCTTCTTCTTGGATAATTATGTCTTCATTAGGATCATGTTCATATCGTTGAATATAGAAAGCATTTAGATTATATGGGTTATTCGATGGTGTTATAGCATAATCTTGAGCAAAGTAGCCTCTGGATGATGCTCTTAGCTCTTCCAATATACCCTTGGTCCCATCGTTTATACTTAAAGTGTAATTATAGGCCGATGGGTTTATTGAGATTCTTTCTCTAATGAGAGTTATATCAGAGATTATAGGAATATTGCTATATGGAGAGATTGTTAGTTTTTGATTCTCAGTGTGATTGTAACCATACTCAATGATATCCAAGCTGAGTAATCTACCAATAGAATCTACTTGAGTGACTCTAGCAATAGTGTCTTTGATTGTCCCGGGGATAGACACAATCTGACCAATTCGCCAGTTTTTTCCAGGGGTCTCAACTTTAATTGACGATGATGATCTAATTACAACTGCTTGACAAATTACTATGTTGTTTTCATCACGAAACTGAATGATATCATTTTCTTTTACTTTAACAACCTGAGTGTTATCATAAAACAGTCTGGTAACTGTGAGCTCCAATACTTCAATTCTAGTCAATAAAGCCTTTCTGGTGCCGAAATCTGTCTTGATAAAAATTTCGCTTGGATCATCGGGAATAGAACCATAAGTAACTCTGACAGTTATAAAACTTTCTTGTTTCCATCTGCCATCAGACGCTCTAAGTATATTCTCATTTGGATAAAGAATATTGACATTAGTGTTGTGAATAGAATTCAATAGAAATACTAATGCTTGCTCGGATCCTTTTGCCGAATATACATCCTTAATATTCTTTAGATACTTAGTAGTATGAACATCAATATTATTGAATAGACCATTTACATCAAGCTGTGATCTAAAGTATGTAACAAAGTCGCCTGCTACTGTAGAAACACAGTTGATATCAATGGTTCTTGTACTAATTGAGCTAAGAGCGGATCCTTCTATTTTTTCTACATATACCAATTCATCATTTGTAAACTTGACATTTGATATGTACTTCACATAGAAAGTATACTGAGTGTCACTTGTTGTATATCGCTTAACTATGGCTTTAGCACCACTAGTCTCACCAATGATAATTTCATTAATAAACGGATTAGCACTGATATTAGTTGTACCAACAACTTTTTTCACATAGACAATGTCTGTTGTAGCATCAATGTCTGTTATGTCTTCCAGTCTTTGACTAAAGCGAATTTCTAGCCACTTGTAATAAGCTGAAACGAATGCAATAAATGCTGGATATTGAGCCCTAATATGATCAGGAAATTGACTCTTTATGAGATTATACAGCATTGATTTGCTTAACCTTGATTAGAAGTAAAAATGTATGGTTGCTGTCTAGAATCTGGTAATACGGAAATAGTCACGTACTTTGGATCAATCTTTATAAACTGATTCCTAGATGAAACAATGTCGCTCGAATCTGGTTTTATGATTAGATCTAGCGTATCTGCTAAAGACGCTGTAATGTTTATGTTATTTAATGTGATCAAACCAGACATGTAATCTACCGTACCAACATTCTTAATAACATTCTTGTTACCAAGTGTATCAATAAAATATAGTCTAATTATACCAGTTGATGATCCAATATTAGTAGCATCGTCCAAGTATACAATCTGATCAGAATCTGTTGTATAAAATCCAGTGGAACCAATTGATGTAATCTGAGTGGATTTTGGTTGAGCTATTGGGTTNCCCAATGGAATGATATATTCNGCAATAGAGTCAAATATCGGTTGAATTTCTCGTCTGATTTGAATAGTNGTAATATTGCTATTGATTGCCNCATCAGAATTNTCAATCGCTGAGATCAATTTGGAGTACTTGAATACCCCATCAAATACATTAAGATTTTCGTTATTGTATGAAAGAATGGTTTGCAATACGGCTCTTGATATATCTTCCAATGAGTTTGTAGTTGAAAGAGGGTCATAATAAACAGTTGTTTTAATCTCAATATTAAGATTTGTTGCATCAATAATTTCAGGAAACACTGTTAAAGTCTTTCTCGGATTAACAATGTTATTTAGAATATATTGTTTTTCTCCAGATGTAAGCCGATCGCCTGATTGAGGTATGATAGAGATAAACACTTTACCATATTGAGGCGGAATGTTATCTTGACCACCCCAGACATTCACAGATCTGGCATTCTGATAGTGTTTTAAAATTAGAGTTTTATAATCATTTTCGGTTACACACCGATTCTGAGTTGTGTAAGCTCTAGGGGCATTCCATCGGATACTATTAATGGATTCGGCATCAGATCCACCAAATGATGGAGTTTTGGTTAGAATACTAATAGATGTATTAGCAGTCAATTGCCCACCAAATGAGAATATTTTTGCACCATTAGCAAGTGCACCCTTACTGACAAAATATTCAATTGTAACAATGTTTCCAGAAGATAAAGATTTTCCAATAACATTATTACCAAATTGAAGTTCATACTGACCGGATGACAGCTCTTTTAGAAAGAACACCTTTGAATCCGCAGTCAGATTGATGATAGAATCTTCTGCTGTAAAAACTTGAAAATCTACTGTTTCAGCATTATTTTGAACTTTAACTTTTAGAGTTGAAGTGTCTACATCAGAGTTTGGAATAATTATTGAGTTCGAATTATTATCATCAATGACATATCGGTAAGTCAATGGATAGCCTTCAACAACCGAGATATCGGTAAAACTATAAACAAAATTTTGTTTATTTGCAACGTAAGATTCGGTTGTATAGAATGTATATGCAATGCCATCAATCTGAGTGGTAAATGGTGTATATTTTGGCAATTCAATAGCTGTTGGAGCATTCAACTGATTATTAATCATAACAATATTCAGTACAGCTTTAGAACTAGTGATAGACTTAGGTGTATAACCTAATTCGTTGGCTTTAGAAACAACACTTGACCGCTTGGACGCTGAATCTAAGAATGATTCATTGACAGCTAGGTTATGGTATAAACCTTGATAGTGAGTATTATATGCAAGAATGTCTAATAGAGTTGATAGGGCAGACCCTTCAAAGTCATAATCGGTGAATTCCGACTGACCGCGAAGATACTCTTTTAAGTTATTCTTAATCTGATCAAAGTCTAGATCGGTAACATTAATCTTATTGTTTGCCATTTAGCGTGTTCTTTCCAAAACTAGATCGACCGAGATTGGTGTTTCGGTATTAACGATCTTAAAGATTATTGAGACATTCAGAGAATGGTTATCTGGATTAGCATTCACTATGACATTTAGTANATTNACTCTNGGTTCATAGTTATTGATTGTATTCTTAATNGCTTCTGTCATCATTGCCTGAATCATNGGAGAAAATGGTTCAAACAATAGAGAATTTACCTGAGAACCNATNTCNGGATGAAACGGNTTTTCATAGTTTGATGTTAAAATTAGATTTTTGACCGACTGTTTGATTGCATTATCATCAAACTTGCGCGTGACATCACCTGTTGNNGGATTNGCNATGAAGTTGAAATCTAAATCTGAGAAGGTTCTAGTTAAGCGAGCCATGATAATACCATTTGTTATCTTTTNTTATTTATATCCAAATTCGCGAGAAGAATAATTAGTTCACACGTTCTAGACGCATTAATCGCTGAAGCTTATCNTTCCAAGTTCCCATAGCATCATGCTCTTCATCAGTATGAGGTCCGGGCGGCATTTCCNGATTAAACTTGATCACATGCTGAAAATCTGTGGGAATCTCGTCATAATCNGTATAGGTCTCNAATACACCATTTCTCATAACAACAAATTCATGTGCCATCATTATCCCCCACAAAACACATTGGGTGATCCGGCAGCAACTGATGTACACCCAGCAATTACATCACCCACTCGACCAGCCCCTTTACCATTAATGAACACCGTCGTTGATCCAATCGCTATTGGAGCAGCATGTGGTGGGCAAGGGCTACCCGGTAACAAATGAACAGTATTCAAGTCACCTTGTCTTGACCATGGAATNCCATTAACAAATACATTAGGAGAACCTTCGGCTCTAACCATTCCCGAACAATGCGTGACGTCAGCATCACCGACTCTAGTTGCTGCTGGCATGATTACACCTCTTTTTCTAAGTATCGTTTTAATGCATCACTACCACTAATCGCATATTGAACCGCCGCCATATTCGCATCATAATCATGCTCAACTACACATGACCAATTATCAGTGAAACTGGTTGTTGTCAGTAGCTCTGGATTAGTTTCTTGTCCTGTAATGGTGAATACTATAGTTATAGTGTAAGGGTCTGGTGATTCTATCTTATATGCAGAATAGAAATTAGACGGAAGTTGAGTATAGTTGCCGACATAATTATCTTTTGAATAAGACATATTTTGATCAATTATACCATCTTTAGTAATGAAATGAATACCGCGCTTAAACGCATCAACGAATGTTGCAATGAATTTAAATGAACTACCAACCCAAGAAACATTCATTTGAAATGGGATACCACTATCAGAACTATAAGTAACATT